TATCAATTCGTCTTTGTGGCTGATTAGATAGATATTTTTGTTGCGCTCTCGAGCCATCTTTTTCAAAACACTCAATGCACTTTCAACACCTGCAGAATCTAAACCATTGTCGATTAATTCGTCAATGAACAACAAGTTGATATTTTGATATAGACTTTCCCATACATCACGGAAACTCCATGACAATCCTAAAATTAAACGATTGCGTTCGCCTCTACTTAGGTTGTCAAAATCTAAATCTTGACCCAACTGTGTAATTTCTACACTGAGATCGTTTTGAAAATTAACTTGATGCGGTAATCCCATCTTGTCAAGATAATAAGTTAACCGATTGTTTAGATAGGCAAGATTTTGATCAATGATCTTCTTACGAATAAAACTGTCTTTACTGGTTAATAACTTTAAAAGAAACTCTTGATGATCTTTCAATGTGGTAATGGCATTGATATTATCCCAATTGATCTCTTGAATAGCAGTATGTTTCAAATCATCAATTTGTTCTTGATAAGGATCTACTTCAACTTGTCTACTAGACAGTGCTGATTCTAAACTTGCAAGATTATTTTGATGTTTCAATGCCGCTTCTAACGAATCATAGTATATTTTAGGTCTACCATTGATATCACCAATAGTCTCTAACTCTAAAACAACGGCAGCATAATCGTTGCTGACTTTATCAAGATAAGTTTGTGCATCGATCAAGTTCTTTTCAGCACCAGCAGTCATTTCTTCATGCTTGTGCGTGTGCAGTTCTTGTTCACATGCCGGGCATGTCTTATTCTTTAACTGTTCAACTTCTTTAGAATATTTGTTTACAGACTTATCTGCTTGAACTACTGCTGTTTCTAATGTGGCTTTTTCTTTGTTAAGACTCTTAATCTTAGCACTCTGCTCATCATAAACTTTAAGTTTAGCATGTTGTTCTAATTCTTTTTCAATGTCTACACTCTGCAGTTCGGCAATACTCTGTATAATTTTTGCACAATCGTCTTTCTGTTGACTATACCATGCTTTTTGTCTGGTTTCTAAACCAGTAATGCTGATCTGAATTTTTTCATTTGATTTTTTAGCAGCCTCGATATCAGCATTTTCTTGATAGATACTGTCTTTACTAATGCGTATTTGTTCTTTAAGAGATTCTGCTTTCTCACTGAGTAGAGTAATGCCTAACAGTTGTTCGATAATTTCTCTCTGCTCGTTGGTTTTCATCGACAGAAACGGTTCGGTATATGTGTTTAAAGCCAGTATATGTCGAAACATGGTATGACTCATACCCAACAATTCGTCTAGATCTTTCTGAGTTTCTCGCATGTCGCCTTGACTGTCGTCAGATGATTCAGATGCCTGCTCTTGATTATTAACAAAAAATTTCATAACGTTGGGTTTACGCCCACGCTCTACACGATAATCAACACCGTCTTTGTTAAATGTCAACGTGACCAACATGTTTTTGTTGTTGATTTTGTTGATTAAATTATCTTTTTTGATATTAGTTAGTGCCTGACCATACAATGCAAAACTTAATGCATTTACAATGGTAGTTTTACCAGTTCCATTGCGACTGCCGCTGTCGTCGCCGCCTTGATCTAAGTTTTCACCTAGTACCAATGTCAGTTGTTCTCGATCAAAGTTTACAGCCTGAGTCTGATTACCCACACTCATGAAATTTTTTACAGTTAGATCTTTTATACGAATCATAAATTATTATATACACTCAATAGTACTTTGGTATCAAAAGTATCACTTTCTATGTTTATCAATTGTTTACTAACAATTTGATCAACACTTTCAAAACTTTGAACATCAATGCTAGTGTTCATCTCAACTTCTTTCTTTTCTGGAATAAGTGTAAGTTCTCTAATGTCGTAATCATTAACAAATTTTTCTTTGATAAAACTGGCTTCTTCGTAACTGATATCAATATCTAATGTAACTCGAAGATGCATCTTACTGCTTAACAAATTGTCTGCTTGATCAATAAGTTGACTTAGTTTGATAGTTCTAAATTTAGGACAGTCAGGCCAATTGATATATTCTGGTTGTCCACCCCACTCTAATATCATCATACCACGTTCGTCGTCCCATGCATCTGCATAGTTGTGAGGAAATGCATTGCCAATATAGATCATATTACGTTGTTGTTGACGTTTATGAAAATGTCCACTGAACCCTAATTCATAACCTTTAAAACTTTCAAGATTTATTTCTCCATGATCCGGCATCTGCACCATGGCGTTCATAAAGAAACTGGGCAATTCAAAATGTCCAAAGATATACTTGCCACCCTTCTTGCCAATATGTCGCCATTCTTCTCCAACAAGCCAAGGACACAGTGTAACATCGCCTTGAGTCATAGGTTTATGCACCACAGTGATGCCAGGAATATATTTGCCAAATTCTACAGAGTGGATATCACGCTTATCTTTATAGTAAAGATCATGATTACCAGGAAAGAAATAAAACTGATCAAAAGCCTGTCCGAGTTTTTCCAGTGCTCGAAGGGAGTAGTCCATAGTTGTAATATTAAGACTATTGCGGTTGTGATGCCAATCGCCCATAAAAATACCTGTGTCACATCCTTGCTCCTTGGCTTTTTGTATATACCAATCAACAAAGTCCTCACAATCTTGATTGTGGACTGATGAATTGCTTTTAAGACCAAAATGTATGTCTGTAAAACACGCTACTTTTTTAAAAAGATTGCTCAATGTAAATTCCTTTTTGCTATTATACAACAATGACCAACAGAGATCAATCGGTTGTTTCGTCAAATCGTTTGATAGCAGCAGCGTGTTCACCGGCCCCAGTTCTTGAATAACTAGGATTCATTCCGTTTATTTCTAAAATATCATCACGAATACTTTGATTACGTTTTTCAATATTAATAACTCGAACAAAACTGTTAGTTACGGCAGCAGTGTAATAGGCAAACGGATTGTTTGATTTTGATTCGTCAAACTGTAGGCCGATCTGCGTCAATTGCAAAATAGCCTGTCCACGCATTTCATCGTTGTAAGTATAACCACGCACATTGCCGCGAGTGGCATAACGTTCACACAGTTTCAAAAACATACGTGCCAATGTGGGTGTAATTTGTCCGTGATCTTTATTAAAATGCCCAGTGTCTAATGCGCCTTGCCAATGACTTTTGCCCACACATATTAATTGATCATTTTCATCGAATTTCCAATGCTGGAACGCCGGAAAATTTACTCGATCTCTTTTATCTGCTTCACTCTTTGGATTGCGTTTTCTAGTAGAATTTGCAGGAATATGCTCATAGGTCATGATTCTAAAAATTACATCAGTCTTTGCTATTTTTTTATAATCGACTTCTGTGTCTACTTGTTTGACTTTTTCACCGGCTGCTTTACGTCGATGATATTCAGCATCCCCTAATCGTTTTGCTTTAGCACGTTTAGCCTCTGCAACAGTACGAATATTGATCTTTTCTACAGTTGGTAAAATAATATCGTATTGATGAAATTCTGGTTGTGTATAAGAACTAAATGAATTTTTACTGCGATGTATCTCTTCTAAAATGTCTTTATTGTTCAAATAATTTATTTTCATTATATCTTTCCTTATGCTATTTTAAACTATACAGTTAATTTTGTCAACTAAATATGATGATATTGGGAGTACACATGGCATCTATTTTTGACAGTAACAGATTCGGATCCGGCGCTGCCACACTGGCAACCGCGGCTAGATCTATTGGATCTATTTCGGGCCTAGCCACAGGCAATCTTGGAGCCATTGGCGGCGCAGCCAACAGACTCAGCGGCGCTCTTAATAATTTAGCAGCAGTAGGCGGCATCATTAGTTCAATTAGAAGTATCAATCTTCCATCTAAAGGTGAGCCTACTGGTAAAATAAACAATGCTGCTGCTACGTTTAGTGATACGGACTGGCGTGTGCGATTAAGTATTCCTAGTATAGACAGTTTCACCAGTAGTCCGATACTGGCACCGTTACGAGCCGCAGGCGGCGCAGTGTTCCCGTATACACCTACTATAAGAATCAGTAACAGTGCAAATTATGATGCGACCAAACCAATACATCAAAATTTTGCATTTCAAAGTTATGTAAACAGTCAAGCAGACTCAATTAACATCACTGCACCTTTCTATTGTGAAGACAGTGTGCAAGCAGCATATTGGGTATCTATGGTGCATTTTTTAAGATCAGTGACTAAGATGTTCAGCGGCCAAGATGCATTAGCAGGTAACCCGCCCCCAATTTTATATTTCAGTGCCTATGGTGATTTTGTTTTTAAAAATATACCAGTAGTGGTTACCAATGTCAGTGTGGATCTTGATGCTGCCAGCGATTATATTGCCACAGACATGTCAGAAGCAGCCAACGTGGACACATTTGGTGCAGCATTTGGATTAGCTGACGCTACAGTGGGCATACTGGGAGCAATAAATCCAAGAGCCGGAGCAGCATTAAGCAAAGCAAACAATGTTATACAAGGGATTTCGGGCGTAGCCAACAGTTTTGCTCGTCAATTGGCCAATGCTGGTGGTGGCACAAGCGGCAGCAAAACGTATGTACCTACAAAAAGTTCAATGTCAATTTCATTGCAACCAATATACAGTAGAGACAGTGCTAGAACATTTAGTCTACAAAAATTCGTCAACGGTGACTATGTTAAATCTAACGGAACAGGATATATCTAATGTCAGTTAACAGCATCTATACTAACACCAGTCCTTGGTTTTCTACTAGAATTGCCAAGGACTATCTTGACATATTAAAAATTAGACCAGTGTCTGCAGAACAAGATGATTATCTTTACACTATTGAACCTCAATATACCTACAGACCTGATCTGTTGTCGTTTGATCTGTATGGCACATCCAAACTTTGGTGGGTATTTGCACAACGAAATCTAGATATAATACAAGATCCTGTGTTTGATTTTATTGCAGGTACTCAGATTTTTATCCCTAAAAAATCTGGATTAGTTTCAACATTGGGAATTTGATATGTCTAATTTTGGTCTTGACAAATTAAGTGCAACCACCGCAACTAAGGCAGTCTCAACAGTATTAACCGGTGCTAGTATTGTACAAGGCGTTAATGCTGTAAAAAGTCTTGCAGGAGCAATAGCCAACCCAACTAGTATTGTTCCACAACTAGGTAATCAATTGGCCTCGGCAGCCGGACAATTGCTAGGTGGTGCTGGAGTATTGCGTGCCTTGGGAAATTTTGTTCCTGAGTTAAAAGTAAATCTTGGTAATATCAATGAAAATGCTGAAGGTGCAAAAACAAAAAACACAATTTCTCAAAAACCTCCATTTGCTAATATTCTAAGTAAATTTGCCAGTTACAATTATATTTTTACTATATCGTGTCTTGATAATCAAAGCATAAATTTTCCTGATTCTACATACCGCGCCGGAAGATTTAATCAGTTGGTGCTGGCCAGCGGCTCAATAAATCCAGAAAATCGAGTCAACACGGCATTCGGAAAATATGATTTTTTTATGGATGATTTAACCATACCACATACATGTTCATTCAGCAAAGACGCTGTCAATACCAACAATATGACATTTCGATTTAAAGTTATTGAACCTTACAGTATGGGATTATTTGCGCAGGCATTACAAGTTGCTGCTGAAGACGCAGGATATTCAACTTACTTAAGCAACACACCATTTTTATTAACCATTGACTTTGCTGGGCACACAGAAGATCAATTGGCTGCTTCGTTGCCTCTAGAAAGAAGATTATATCCTTTTACTTTTGCTACAATCAATGCCCGAGTTACTACCAAAGGCACAGAATATGAAATCGTAGCCAATCCTCATAATCAACAGGCATTTAACAGAGGTTTTCATGTAATTCAAAGTGATACGAACATCAGCGGAGAAACAGTTCAAGAAATGTTGCAAACTGGAGAAAAAAGTTTACAACGTGTGATTAATGATTATCTCATAGAACAAGCAAAAACTGACAATCGTGAACCAGATGAAATTGTGATATTATTCCCACAAGATCCGTCTTCACCCCTGCAATCAGCCGCTGAAGATATCAATGCTGCAACAAAAAATCCTAAAAACTCTGCTGGAAGCAACGACATCTACAGTAAATTAAAATTAAAAAGAAGCACTGGAGAATTAAACAAAACTCAGGTGCAAGAAACAGGTTCGGTTAACACTGTTGGATCAGCCAGCATGGGATTTACTTCGGCGAGGCAAGGCGACAGTCCGTTTGGCAAAGACAATGCTATCTACGATAAAGAAAAAGGTGTTTACGTAAGAGGAAATTTAGAAGTCAACGTGACCACTAGCGATTTTAAATTTTTACAAGGCACTGACATTACCAACGTAATCAATCAAGTGGTGTTAATGAGTGACTACGCTAAACAGGCTCTACGTGACGGGCAGGTTGATGATGCAGGTATGATACCGTGGTGGCGTATTGATCCGCAAGTATACGAAAAGAAAACCACAGCAAACTTAGGCAAAACCGGCAGACTTCCCAAATTGATAGTGTTCAGGGTAGTGGCATACAAGGTCAATTCGGCAATACTGTTACCTCCCGGTGCAGCACCAAAAGGTGCTAAGAAATTAAAAGAAGAAGCAATCAAAGTTTATGACTATATCTACACAGGTAAGAATACTGAAGTAATTGATTTCCAAATTAATCTTGATGCTACTTTTAGAAAAGCAGTAGCCCCTGACGGATTTAAATCATCTCAAGATACTAAAACTAAACAACAAACAGGACAAGATGCAACAGAAGTAGACAAAGAGCCCACATTTGACAGTGGTGCTAATAACATTGCCAATGCTACAACAAGACAAGTGTCATATACTGCTGATCAAAGTGGTACAGATAAAAAAGGTGGCGGCGGCCAAGAAGATATTTCCACACGAATAGCTAGAAATTTTATGGATGCACTGGTGTTGGGACAGGATCTAGTGAATACAGATTTGAAAATTCATGGAGATCCTTATTTTCTTGGTGATAGCGGAATTGGAAATTATACCAGTCCTGAAACAAATTATAGGATGATCAACAGTGACGGCAGTATGAATTATCAGAATACTGAAATCTATATAGTTGTTAATTTTAGAACACCTACAGACATTCAAGAAGGTACCAACGTTTACAAAAATTTACAATCTAGTTCTATGTTGGTACAAAGTTTCAGTGGGCTTTATAAGATAAAGTTTGTAGAAAGCAGGTTTTCTGGTGGCAAATTTACGCAGACATTAGAAATTATTAGACAAGTACATCAAGAATTGGTAGACAGAAATGCACCAGAAGTTGCGCTGGGTGTTAACCAAGATGCTGGTCCCCCAGTCGACACTTCGCTGCAATCTGATGATCCTGATTATGAACAGGCCATTGCTAATATTGAAGCAGACAGTGTTGGTTCGGAATCTACTATAAGCGACCAAGAAATAACAAATAACAATGCCGCACTAGGCGATTGGAACGGATAATGAGTAATGACGATAGACTAGCAGAAGGCGCTAAACCGGATTCTCGTCCTGGACCTTTTTTAGCCAGAGTGGTCAGTATCACTGATCCCTATTATATGGGCACATTGGAAGTGGAACTGTTACACGAGTCTGGCAATCAAAATGCTAGAGAAGGCCAAGTGCATCAGGTCAAATACCTAAGTCCGTTTGCTGGCAGTACCAGTGTGGCATATGTGGACGAAAACAACGAATACAACAGCACACAAAAATCATACGGCATGTGGATGGTGCCGCCCGATATTGGCAACACAGTTGTAGTAATCTTTATAGACGGGGATCCTAGAAGAGGATTTTGGATTGGGTGTGTGTTAGATCCTAATGTAAACTTTATGGTACCGGGGTATGCTGCTACATCATTTAATGTAGACGGCGATAAATCAAGAACTCCCGTTGCTGAATATAATAAAAAAGCAAACGATATCAGTGCTAAAGATACCACACGATTGTTGAAACCTTTTCATCCATTTTTGCAAGACAGATATCTTGAACAAGGCCTGTTAGAGGATGACATTAGAGGTATTACCACATCCAGTGCTAGAAGAGAAATTCCCAGTGCTGTGTTTGGCATATCGACTCCTGGCCCAATTGATAAAAAAGGTCCACGTGGAAAAGTTGGAAAATTTGAGCATGCTATTAACGAAGCATTTATCAGCAGAGTTGGCGGCTCAAGTTTTGTTATGGACGACGGTGATGATAAATTTCTTCGTAAGACATCACCGTCAGAAGGTCCTCCTGAATACGCAGCAGTTGAACAAGATGAAACTGACGGTGATGTTTATAGACCCCACAATGATTTATTAAGATTTAGAACACGTACAGGTCATCAAATACTGCTACACAATACAGAAGATTTAATTTATATTGGCAATGCTCGTGGCACCAGTTGGATTGAAATGACCAGTGATGGCAAAATAGATATCTATGCTGAAGATAGTGTAAGTTTGCACACTAAACAAGATTTAAATTTCTATGCCGATAGAGATATTAATTTTGAGGCAGGACGAAATTTTAATACTAAAGTTGCAGGTGAAATGCACACACATGTTATTGGAGATCAAATTTTAATCGTTGATGCTAATCAAAAAATTCATATTAAAGCAGCAGTAGATATAACATATGATACAACATACACTCACCATGTAAAAGAAGATGTTAATATTTTGTTTGATGCAAATTATCTACATCATGTAAAAAGCGATGTAGACTGGGTGTACGATGCCAACTGGAAACATAAAGTAACAGGCCAAGTAGACTGGAACTTTCAACAAGGACTCAACTGGGACGTAGGCGGTGGGTCTGGCGGCGGCGCAACTGTAAATTCTACCATTTTTGGAAGTGAAGTTATTAAAAGAACAGGTAATATTGATTATACTGTAGTAGGTAACAGAAAAATTACTACTACTGGTAATTTAGATATTAATACTGGCGGCAACACTGCAATCACATCTGGCGGGTCACTAGATATTAAAAGTGGCGGAGACAGTAGATGGACCGGTGGTGGCGCAACCAGCATTGGCGGAGCATCATTGGTGCTTAGTGCTGGTACAATTAATCTTAATGGTCCAGCAGCACCCACAGCAGTTACGGCAGCAGTTGCCGCAGCACCTGGCGGCGCCGACTCTGCAAGTGAGGCCAGCGAAGCAGAACTACCAAAAGAATTAAAAACTCACAGTTTACCAGATGAAGAAGGCAGTGAATTAACGCAGTCGATCATGCGTAGAATACCCACACACGAGCCTTGGCCACATCATGAAAATCTTGACCCGGTAAAATTTAAACCTGATCAGACTGATAGGGATATCGATGATAGGAACGAGGGAAATAGTTCGTCAATCGCCGATACGTCTGAATATTGGAAAAAATACACTACTGGAACAGATACATTTGCTAAAATTTCAGGAGCAAGCGAAATATGACAATCAACAACAGATTATATAATAGAATCACAGTCAAGGGACCAGGTCAATCTCAACAAACTCCCAACACAAAAATTTACAAAGGTTTCAGTACAATTAGTAATGCTACTGAAAATTTTGGATTGTATGATCTCGCATTGATCAAACAAGACATAGTAAATCATTTTCACATTCGCCAAGGCGAAAAGTTAGAAAATCCAACATTTGGCACAGTGATTTGGGACCTATTGTATGAACCATTTACTCCCGAAGTTCGAAATGCCATTGTAAAAAATGTTGAAGATATTATAAATTACGATCCTCGGATCAAGGCCGACCAAATCATTGTAAATCAATACGAAAGTGGGATACAAATTGAATGTGAATTGGTATATTTAAATTTCAATATAAGTGAAAGTTTGCAATTTAAATTTGATCAAGACAATGGTCTAATAAGTTAAATGCGTAGTTTAATTTACAAATAAATATACTGAACAAGGATAAACGATGTCATCTACCGATCGTCAGAATCGATTACTAGTTGCTGAAGACTGGAAACGCATATATCAGACTTTTAGAAATGCTGATTTCCAAAGTTACGACTTTGAAAATCTTCGCAGAGTAATGATATCTTACATTAGAGAAAACTACCCTGAAGATTTTAATGACTATGTTGAAAGTTCTGAATACCTAGCGTTGATAGATCTTATTGCGTTTTTAGGACAAAGCATAGCATTTCGTGTAGATTTAAATGCCCGTGATAATTTTTTAGAACTAGCAGAACGTCGCGAAAGTGTATTGAGATTAGCAAGACTGTTAAGTTACAATGCCAAGCGGAATTTAGCAGCCAACGGATTTTTAAAATTTACCAGCGTAAAAACTACAGAAGCAGTGATTGATTCTAACAACAGAAATCTTTCAGGCATCACAGTAGCATGGAATGACCCCACCAACGCCAATTGGAACGAGCAATTTATCAAAGTAATTAATTCGGCATTGGAACCCAACAGACAATTTGGTAAACCTGATGCCAAGGCCACCATAGTAGGAGTTCCTACAGAGCAGTATAGATTTAAAGGCATCAGCACCGATGTGCCAGTGTTTGGGTTTACTAAAGCAGTTGATGGCCGAAACATGCAATTTGAAATTACCAGCACAGTTATAGACACGTTGAATTCCGTGGTGAAAGAAGAGCCACCAGCATTGGGCGTAACACCTGCTTTTATCTACAAGGATGATGGCAAGGGCACTGGGTCAAGTAACACTGGATTTTTCTTTCACTTTAGACAGGGCCAACTTAATACCGGCACATTTACACTAGATCAACCAGGGTCAAATGAAATTGTTGACATAGATGCTGCCAACATCAACAACACAGATGTATGGCTATACAAATTAGACAACAACGGTAGAGAATCTCAGTACTGGGCTCCGGTATCTGATTTCAAAGGCAACAACACCATTTACAACAGTTTAGAAAAAAATATAAGAAACATCTATAGTGTCATTACCCGTGTTGGTGATAGAATAAGTTTGAATTTTTCTGACGGAGTATTCGGCACGTTGCCATTAGGCACTTTTAGAATCTACTATAGAACCAGCAATGGATTTTCCTACACTATTAATCCCAAAGACATTCGTTCAGTAAGTGTGGATATTTCTTATGTCAGTAATACAGGTCAAATTGAAGTATTAACAATTAACATGAGTTTGTTGTCCACTGTGGTCAATGCAGCCGCCACAGAAACTAATGACAGTATCAAAACTAATGCGCCGGCCAGTTATTACACTCAAAATAGAATGATCACAGGAGAGGATTATAATATTAGTCCTTTAGCAGTGAGTCAGGAAATTCTCAAGATCAAAGCAGTTAATAGAAGTTCCAGCGGAATAAGTCGTTATTTTGATCTAGTGGATCCTACAGGAAAATACAGTAAAACAAATTTATTTTCTGATGACGGCGTAGTTTATAAAGAATTGTATTCTGACAGTTTTAGATTTTCTTATGTGACTAAAACTGATATTGAGTTTGTAGTTTATAATCAATTATTCAATGTTATCAAAGATGATAACTTAAAAAATTATTTCTATGCCAATTACGAAATTGATACATCTGCAACTATTATTTCAAGATGGTATTCTAAGACAGTAGACACTAATCAAAGCACTGGATATTTTGGAAATATAGTAGACACTATTCCGTATGCAACCGGACAATTTACCAGCACTGATTTAACTTATGTTGAATCGGGAGCATTGGTTAAATTTACTGCGCCTACTGGTCAGTATTTCAATAAATCTTCCAATAATAAATTAGAAACAATTCCGTCAAGCGGAATTCCATCTAACGGATCTACAGTATTATGGACTAAAGTTGTATCTGTGACCGGTGACGGCACTGCCAACAACACCGGCACTTTGTCTACCGGTTTTGGTCCTATTATATTAAATGACATTGTTCCTAATGATGCTAGATTATCTAGAATTATTCCTAAATATAAAAATACAATCGAAAGCAGCACAATTACAACTATTATTGATCTAGTGTTTGATAATAGACCATTTGGTCTGAGATATGACAGAACAACTAGAACTTGGAAAATTGTTTTTGAACAAAATTTAAATGTGTCTAATCTGTTTAGTCTAGGTAAAGCAGGTGACAGATCTAATCAAAAGTTAGATTCTAGTTGGTTAATTTTGTTCACACCAGACGATGAATTTTACACAGTTAATTCTAGAAAACTTCGTTACATATTTGAGAGTGATCAACAAATTAGATTTTATTACGACAGCAGTGATAAAATTTATGACACTAGAACAAACACAGTGGCCAAAGATAAGATAAAAGTTTTAAGTATAAACACTGCGCCCGCACCATTGACTTCTGCTTATACTTTTGATAGAGATTGGTCTATTCTCAAAGAATACAGTGGATTAGATGGATACGTTGACACTAAGAAAATTGAAATTACTTTTACCGATACGGACGAAGACAGTGTTGTAGATAATCCAGATATCTTTAATGATATTGTTGATCCTCCTTCTGTTACAGAAACAAATCTTGAAGTCCTTCAGAGAAAATATATTATACAAGAAAAATATACTATCGGTGATCGTCAGGAAGATTATCGATACATCTATAATGATTTAACTAATCCTGTAGTTATAATTTTACCGTCAGAGACCTCAATTTCTTCTTATTCTCAATACGTAGAAGCACAACATTTTTATTTTATTGACACTGATGTAGTAAAAAAATTAGACAAAGTTGCGTCTACGCTGATACCAAGTTTGCAATACAAAGTATTAGTTGGTCGAGATAGATTAAAATTCCAGTATATTCATAATGCAGATTATGAAACTAGAATTGATCCTGGAATTACAAACATTATTGATATTTTTATTTTAACTAAAGAATACGACACTGCATATAGACAATATGTCAACGGTTCAATCGAAGAAGAACCGCTACCTCCTAGCAGTGACAGTTTATATAATGATCTTCATCCTACATTAAGAAAAATTAAATCTATAAGTGACGAAATCATTTATCATCCTGTGAAATTTAAAATATTGTTTGGCAGTCTTGCAAAAATAGATTTGCAGGCCACATTCAAAGTGGTAAAAAACACAGAACAAGTTATCAGTGACAATGATGTTAAAACACGAATATTAAATTCTATAACAAAATTTTTCTCAATTGAAAATTGGGATTTTGGAAATACATTTTATTTCGGGGAATTATCAACATTTGTATTAGCAGAACTTTCACCGTTTATAGTGAGTTTCGTCATTGTGCCCAAAGCAGACAATTTATATTTTGGTAGTTTGTTTGAAATCACATGTGAAAAAGATGAAATTTTTGTAAATGGAGCAACAGTTGATGATATCGAAATTGTATCCAGTATTACAGCAAGTAAAATAAAAGCCATCGGTGCAATTACGACAACCGAAAAAATTGCAAACAAAAATCAAATTTCTAGTTCTTAAAGGTAAACAATGGCATACGACAACAGTCAAAACGAATACCCAGTTCCGATAGATCCTTCTTCAAGAAAAATTTCTAGCCTACTGCCTCGTTTTTATAGATCTGACAGCAACAAAAAATTTGTTCACGCTACATTAGAACAATTGTTACAGCCTGGCACTGTAAAAAAAGTCAACGGATTTATTGGTCGTCAAGACAGCAAAGCCACCACTGCTGATGATATCTTTGTTCAAACTTCTACTACTGACAGACAAAATTATCAATTAGAACCCAGTGCTATCATCAAAGATGATCTAGATAATGTTGTGTTTAACAAAGATTATCTAGATCATATCAACCATATTAGTGTGCAAGGTGGTATAACAAATAATCATCGTAGATTAAACAAACAAGAATTTTACAGTTGGAATCCATTGATAGATTGGGATAAGTTTGTAAATTTTCAACAATACTATTGGTTGCCTTACGGACCTGCTGCTATCCCAGTTTACGGCCAACAAAAAACAATTCAAAGCGAATACACTGTAAGTTTAGTAGACGAGGGAGATAATTTTGCTTATATTTTTAATCCTGATGGACTGACTCGAAATCCAGTATTAAAATTATACAGAGGCCAAACATACAAATTTAATGTTACAGCGCCAAACCAAGCATTTAGTATCAAAACTCAGAGAATAGGTGGAACACTGAGTCGATATACTTCGGGTATATCAGTTGATGATAGTGGAGCAACTGCTGTAGAGTCTGGAATATTGACTTTTGAAATTCCGCTAGATGCCCCTAATGTTTTATTCTATGTCAGCGAAGATGATGTCAATGTCGGTGGCGTATTACAAATTCAAAATATAGAAGAGAATACAGAAATTGATGTTGACGAAGAAATTATAGGCAAAAAAACATATACCATGGGTAATGGATATCCGCTTAGTAATGGCATGAAAGTAAACTTTGTTGGCGAGGTATCGCCATCGAAATATGCTTTAGGATATTGGTATGTTGAGGGAGTTGGTGATAAAATTCGTTTAGTGTCTGCAGATGATTTAGAAATTGTCAGTGGTTACAGCGAGCAGAGATCAGTGTTGTTTGATGACACAGCATTCGATGAATTACCATTCGATGATGCTACTGCATTTGCTGGAGATCAAGACTATATTACAGTTAATCGAGCAAGCCCAGATAGAAATCCGTGGAGTCGTTATAACAGATGGTTTCATAAAGGCATTATAGATATTACATCTACGATCAACGGAATAACAACAGAGTTAGATCAGAGCGCAAGAGCCAAGCGACCAATTATTGAATTTGCGGCTGGAATTAAACTTTATAATTTTGGAACCAACGCCAAAAAAAATATCGACTTGATTGATACGTTTACTACTGATGTTTTCAGTACTATCGAAGGCAGTTTAGGATATAATGTAGACGGAGTTAATTTAGCCGACGGACACAGATTGTTAGTTACTGCTGACACTGACATTAGAGTAGTGGGTAGAATTTTTCAAGTAAAATTTATCGAAGTACAATTCGGATTAGGTCGTCAAAAACAAATAACATTAATCGAAGTTGATGATACAGAGCCTCAACGGGATCAAACAGTATTGGTTAAACTAGGAACCAATCAAGGCAAGATGTATTGGTTTGACGGTGCTACTTGGAAATTAGGCCAAGAAAAAATCAGCATAAATCAAGATGTATTATTTGATGTTTATGACAACGATAACGTTGGTATATCGGACATTAACAAATACGAAGGCAGTACGTTTGTAGGTACAAAAGTTTTTTCCTATCAACGAGGTACAGGAATTGATGATAGTGTATTAAAATTTCCATTGACATATAGAAACATCAACAACATTGGAGATGTGGTTTTTAATTTTAATTATACAACAGATAAATTTTCTTACAAACAAGCCGCTGAATTAATAACAGTCGATGTGTCAACAAATTATTTAAAAATTGTGTTAGATGACACTGAGACTTACACTAACGGATGGATAACAAATTACTACGACGATTTTCAAAGAGTTATTAGAATTTATAAAGGTCAAGTCCAAACAAATAATTTTAATATAGATGTGTATGATGATATAAATGATCTTGCAGATTTAAGAGTCAGTGTATATCTAAATGGAATCAGATTATCAAATACACAATATGTAATTGAAGATGGTATCAAATTCAAATACATTGTACTAAATGTCAGTGCTGATCTCAATGATGTTATTGTGATAAAAACATTGGCTACTCAAGCAAAAAACATCAACGGATATTATGAGTTACCAGTTAGTCTACAAAACAATCCATTGAATGAAAATGTCAACATTTTTACATTGGGACAAGTTAATAATCATGTTGACAGCATTATCAACAATCTTACAAATTTTGAAGGAGTATTTCCTGGAAACAATAATTTACGAGATTTAGGTTCAATTGCACAGTACGGCACACGGTTCATTCAACACAGCGGCCCCTTGGTTAACAGTTTGTATCATATTGGCAGTAGAACATCGAACGCCGTAAATGCAATTGATACTGCGGGAGATGATTACGGCAAATTCAAAAGAAATTTTTTAATGACTGCTGAAAATCTCGGCATTGACACTACTCCTCGAGACTTTGTAGATTTAGTATTAAATGAAATTAATAAATCAAAATCTAATACTGAAAAATATTATCTCAGTGATATGGTGCCTCATACCGGTTTACAGAATTATCAATTCACTGTACTAGATTCTGAGATTTCAACATATCCTTTGTCTTTTAATTTTGATATGTCGACGCTGTCGAATCATGCTGTATTAGTATATCTAAATGGCGAACAACTTATTTTTGCAAAAGATTATGAATTCAATAGTCAGGGATTTGTAAACATTCTTATAAGTTTAGCCGAAGGTGATACAATTGACATTGCAGAATATGATTCTACTGACGGATGTTTTATCCCATCTACTCCGTCTAAGTTAGGACTGTATCCAAAATTTGTTCCTGAAATTTATAATGATGACACCTATTTAGAATCTACTCGAGTAATACAAGGTCACGACGGTAGTATAACTTTGGCATTTAATGATTACCGAGATGATTTAATATTAGAATTAGAAAAACGAATTTACAATAATATAAAAGTCAACTATGATTCTGAAATCATAGATATCTATGATATTATTCCAGGGTATTCTCGAGCAACAGAATATTCTCGTCAAGAATTTTTAGATATCTTGAGCGGTAGTTTTTATCGATGGGCATCATTAATAGATAATAATATTGTCGTAAATGATTTTTTTGATAGATTAGATCCTTTTACTTTTAATTACAATCAAAATAAATTGCCTAACGGGGAAGACAGTCCTGGATTTTGGAGAGGAATTTACAGATATCTATTAGACACTGATAGGCCTCATACTCATCCTTGGGAATGTTTAGGATTTAGTATAGAACCTAGTTGGTGGCAATCAGTATACGGTCCAAGACCGTATACTTCGGATAACTTAATTCTTTGGGAAGATTTGCAAAACGGCTATGTTAGAGAACCTAATACACCTGTAGTTACTCGAGAAAAATTTGTAAGACCCGGGTTGTTGTCAAGAATCCCAGTTGATCAGGATGGAAACTTGACAAGCCCCTTGCTGAGTAATTCAATTTTTGGATTTATTCAAGTTGACGCTAACAATGATTTTGTGTTCGGAGACAGCGCCCCTACAGAAACTGCATGGTCACGATCTAGTTATTATGCATTTGCAGTAATACAAACCGCATTGTTGATGTATCCTAATAAGACATTAGGCCTTTATCTTGATAGATCACGTACTGTAAAAAATCTTACAGGACAATTTGTTTATGCTGACACTAATTTAAGAATAAAATTTAAAGACATAATTTTGCCGGCAACTGTGCAGTCTACTGATAGAACATATACTGCTGGAATTATCAATTGGATTGTAGATTCGCAAACAGGAGTTAATGTTGAAATTTACAATGGTTACAAATATGATCTTAAAAATATCACATGCGGATTAACTAGTAAGTTAGGTGGATTCACTAGTAAAGAAAAATTTAGGTTACTGTTAGATAGCAAGAGTCCGTCTAGTACATCAAATGTATTTGTGCCTGACGAAAATTATGATATTTTCTTAAACACTAACTCGCCAATACAAAAAATAAATTATAGCGGTGTAGTAATACAAAAGTCTGTTGACGGATTTGAAGTCCGCGGATATAATTTTGATGATCCGTATTTTGATTATTATCAACCTCAAGGTGCTGGCCGAGTAGTGAATATCGGGGGTATAAGTGAATCGTTTCTAAATTGGTCAGCTGGCCAAGTTTATCGTATTCAAACAATTGTTAGAGAAAATAATCAATTTTTTAAATGCACTGTTTCACACACCAGTACCGACAGTTTTGATCAAACTAAGTTTATTAGACTGAGTGCTTTGCCTATCTCTGGCGGCAGAGACATTGTGATTAAAAAGTCTTTTGCAACTTCTATTACTAGAGTACCGTACGGAACAAAATTTACAGAGTATCAAGATGTTGTAGATTTTCTAATCGGCTACGGTAAACGTTTAGAAACATTAGGATTTATTTTTGACAGTTTCAACTCTGCACTTAACACAATAACCAACTGGGAAACCAGTGCTAAAGAGTTTGCATTCTGGTTAACACAGAATTGGACTGTTGGCACAGTATTGTGTTTGAGTCCTAGTGCATTGAAAATTTCCTTGCGAACAGAACTTGCACAAATTAACAATATTTTTGATATATTTTATCCTTACTCTATTTTACAAAGTGACGGCCAGCCATTGTCTGCTGACTTTATCAACACTAATAGAGAAGACAATGTCTACTCATTATCGCCAAAAAATACTGGGCAAGGAATATATGGTGCATCTTTTTATCTCATACAAAAAGAACATGTATTGTTGTTAGATAATATCACACAGTTTAATGATGTGATTTATGATCTACAACCTGGATACAGACAAGAAAGAATTAAAGTGTTGGGATATCTTTCCAACAATTGGGATGGTGGTTTTAACATTCCAGGATTTATATATGACGAAGCCAAAGTTGAAGTTTGGAAATCTTGGACTGATTACTATCTAGGAGACATTGTACAATATAAACAATATTACTACGCAGCAAAGAAATTTACTCCGGGTAGTTTAGAATTCGACAACGACAATTGGAATATATTAGAAGACAAGCCTCAAAAAGGTCTATTGCCTAACTGGGATTACAAGGCCGAACAGTTTAATGATTTCTACGATTTAAATACTGACAATTTTGATACCAATCAGCAAAAGGTTGCACAACACCTTATTGGATATCAAAAGCGTACCTATCTTGAAAACATAATCAAAGACGATGTCAGCCAATATAAATTTTATCAAGGCATGATTATTGAAAAGGGTACAGAAAATGTATTCAATAAATTATTTGATGTTTTAAGTGCAACTACTCAAGAAAGTTTAACACTTGACGAAGAATGGGCAGTTCGTGTAGGACAATACGGTGGCAGTGCCGCCTATGAAGAAATTGAATTTACTTTAGATGAAGAACAATTTAAAACAAATCCACAAGGCCTTGAACTGACTAGTAACACATCAGTTGACAATGTTGATTTTATAATTAGACAAAATATCAACGACATATATTTAAAACCAGTAAACTTTACATATGATTTCTGGCCAACACTAACAACATCTTCGAAATTGTTAAGAAATGCCGGCTATGTGCGATATAATGATGTGGCATTGAATATTGATTCGTTGGCAGATTTATTGTTGCCTGCAAACTCGTCTGTGACTTTGAAAGAAGGCGACTATGTTTGGACAGTGTTTGACGGCATAGATTGGAACGTTTATAGATATACTAAAATAGTCAACAGCGTTGAAGTAATAGAAACTACTACTACAACAGTACAACTTGATTTTTCAAAACTTACAGATCTTGCAGTGGGCGATATCATTGGCATTGCTAATACTGTTAGTCTGAACGGTTTCTACAAAATTTCTCAAATTGTAGGAAGAAAAATAACATTAACAAATACTAACAAAGGTACTCACGATGCTGGAGACAGCAGTCAGATACTGGTTTATAAATTTGTATCTGCTAGATTAGAAACCAACATTGATGACGCCAATGATCGTCTTCCTGAAAATTTAAAAAGAAATGAGTTGTTGTGGACAGACAACAACAACAAATGGACGGTTTGGCAAAATAATTCAGTTTTCTCAATAGACCAAATGGATCAGGGTTTGCCTGTTGCACAGCAAAAATTTGGAACAAGTTTTTCTATCGATGACGCTGCAAATACTATGGCAGTTTCGACTGCATTACAATCTGTGTTTATTTTTGCAAAAAGTCCTGAAGGTAATTGGGTACAAAAACAAACAATTCAACAACTGCAAAATCTATCTGCAGCAGGTAATAGATTTGGAGCATCTGTGACTTTAAGTAAAGATGCTAGATGGTTGTTCGTAGGTGCACCTACTGCTACGGATGTTAAAACAAAGTTTGTTGGTAATCTTCAATTTCCACAAAGTTATCCACAAGGTGCAATAGTACAAAGCGGATTATCGCATTGGCGAGCAATGTATAATTTAGGTGCAGACAGTGCTGTTATTACTGAATTTCTTGACGACTGGGAGCCAGCAAGATTAATTGAGGCTGAGTTGTCGGGCACTGGCAGCGGATTGACCAATCAGGGTATGGTGTATATCTACCAACGAGACGATACTGGAAATTACATTTTAAATCACTCTATTGTAAGTCCGTACCCTGCACAAAGTGAATTGTTTGGATCAAAAATAAAAATCACAGAAAACAATGGTGAATATCTAGCGGTAATTAGCAGCCCCGGTACCAACGCCAATCAAGGTCGCTTGTATTTCTTTAGATACGGCGATGTATCTGTAGACAGCGGCTTTGAGTGGCACATGGATTACAACAGAGCATATCGTGGTTATCATAATCCAGGATTTGAATATAATGTCGGTGACATTGTGTATTATGATTTCAAGATATACCAAGCAATTGCACAAGTGCCAACAGATCCTTTTGAAAACAATCCTAGTTTATGGCAAGAAATAGACAACACAAATATACAATGTTTTGTTCCTAAATTGATAACAACACTGGATATAGATGAACAAGTAATAAACGATGGCAGTACAACTTTACTACAATCAGAAAATGTAGAGTCTGTGTTTGCCGGCGACAAATTTGGTTATGAGTTTGATCTATCAACAGACGGATCAATGTTGGTTGCGTCGGCCCCACACAGTGACAATCTCAATTACGACGGATACAAAGGTCCATACCGTAGTGACATGGCCTACTTTATTGGCGAAATAGTAATTTATAATGGTCAATACTGGCAATTTACAGGCCCTTATGGTGAAGAAGGTGACAGCACAGCAATAGAAGATTCTACTAAAATTTTTAATGCTGGAAATTTCAATTATGATAAATGGACACCTTTAGACTTAACAGCAATTGACAAGGGTAAAGTGTTTGTGTACACCTATACCCAAGACACTTTTCAATTGATTGATACTCTCAGCAGTAGAGATTTCAACATAGACCAACAGTGCCGATTTGGCGAAAGTGTTTCATTAACCCGATCTGGCAGTACACTGGCAGTGGGATCAATATTGTATGATGATCAAACATCAGATCAGGGTGCGGTGTTTGTTTTTAATTACAACAATACTTTAAATAGATTTGACGATTTACAAATTATTAAAAAGAAATATGCAGAAGTTGCTGAGCAATTTGGCAGCACGGTGAGATTTTTTGATGACGACAAATCTCTAGCAATTTTTGCCAAACGTGGCGACAGTTCAATAACAATTACGTTTGATATCAGTTTGGCCACACCAACTACGTTCGACGGAAACAACATGTCGCTGACAGACACATTCGTTGACAGTGGCCGGGTTGATATCTATGACAAATATCTAAACAACTATGTATATGGTGAAAGTTTAAAAACTTATCTAGAAATACAAGATGATGGATATGGTTCTGTAATAGAAACATCAAGATACAATGTTCTAGTGTCTGCGCCGTTAGCAACTTATAATAATTTACCGTCTGCCGGTGCAATATGGTTGTATAATCGTCCAGGTACTAGTTACAGTTGGTCTATTCTGCATCAGCAAGCGGACTATGTTGACATTGATAAGATTAAAAAGTTATATTTTTATAATGCTGATACTAATCAATTAATCAGTTATATTGATACTATTGATCCTATTAGGGGAAAAATTGCAGGAGTTGCAGATCAAGAAATAAAGTACAAAACATATTACGATCCTGCAACTTACAGCACAGGTATTGACAGTGTAATAGTAGATGATGGCGCCAATTGGACTGATAAATTTGTAGGCACATTGTGGTGGGATCTGACTCGTGCAAAGTTTCTAGATCATTACGACAGTGATGTTGCATATAGAAATACCACCTGGAACACGCTGTATGAAACTGCCAGCATAGATGTGTTTGAATGGGTAAAAAGTAAATTTACTCCTTCGCGATGGAATGAACTTGCAGATACTGAAGAAGGATTGGCGCAAGGAATTAGTGGCCAAGCCAGATATGGTGATAACATTGTCAGCACAAAGCGTAGATATGACACGCAAACTAAAAATTTCAAAACCAGTTATTACTTTTGGGTAAAAAACAAAACTACTATTCCTGCAAATATAGAGGGTCGAACACTTTCTGCATTAGCCGTAAGTCGATTGATCTCTGATCCAAAATCTCAAAATTACAAATTTGTAGCATTCGGTTCGGCAAATAGTATTCATTTGTTTAATTGCAAAAATCTGTTGTCTGCAGACAGTGTTAAATTAAATGTACAGTATTGGCTAGTACCCAATGATACTGTAAACATTCACAGTCAGTGGAAGTTAATACGACAAGATGCAGACTGCATTGTGCCGGCTGCTATTGAAAATAAATGGATTGACAGTCTTGTCGGAAAAGACAAAAATGATAGACTTGTGCCAGATATCAATTTACCAGTTAAGAAAAAATATGGAATTGAATTTAGACCAAGACAAAGTATGTTTGTCTATAGATACGAAGCATTAAAACAAGTTATTGAACGTACCAACAGCATACTACAGAATTTATTAGTGGTTGATGATTTTGATCTAACAGATTTACAACAAGCAGAAAATATTCCTGCAGCATCCAGAGGAGTATACGACAGAGTATTAGACACTGATGCAGAAATTAGATTTATATCTACAAACGGATTACGGTCTGCTAGACTGACGCCTATCATTGTTGACGGAAAAATTATAGGTGCCACAGTGATAGATTCTGGAATTGGATATACTAATGCCCCGTATGTAAAAATTTCAGGCAAGGGTATAGATGCTTCGTTAAAAACTACATTGGATGCACAAGGTAGAATAACAGGAGTGACTGTGTTGAACAGTGGCATAGGTTATACGGCATCTACTACACTGTCAGTGCGACCTTACAGTGTGTTGGTTACGTCAGATAGTCAAGCACTAAACAGATGGAGTGTATATGCTTATGACACTGGATCTCTAACTTGGAGTCGTGTAAAAAGTCAAAGTTACGATGTAACTAATTTCTGGAATTATATTGATTGGTTTGCTGAAGGATACAATCAGTTTACTCAAATAGATTACAGTGTAAATTACACTTATCAAATTCCATTGATACAGTCAAACATAGGTGAGACTGTCAAAGTTTTCAACGTTGGGACTGGTGGCTGGCTATTGTTAGAAAAATATGCACAGGTAAACAGTCAAGATTATACTCAGAGTTATAAAGTTATTGGTCGTCAACGCGGCACAATAGAATTTAGTTCTAGTCTTTATAAACTAACAAACAGTCTACTGACTTTCGATGGAGGATTATATGACAATAACAGTTATGACAATTCAGCCACAATCGAATTACGCATTATTTTAGAAACTTTAAAGAACAAGATATTCGTTGACAACTATAGACAATACTGGTTAGATTTATTATTTGTTGGGTTTAGATATGCACTCAGTGAACAGTCGTATCTTGACTGGCTAATGAAAACTAGTTTTATTAAAGCAACACACAATGCTGGAGAACTAAAGCAAAAAGTAAACTACAACAATGATAATCTTGAAAATTATGAAGATTATATTAACGAAGTTAAACCTTACAGAACCAAAGTTCGAGAATATATCAGTGCATACAGTAAAGTAGATGGTGCACCGTCAATGATTTCAGATTTTGATTTGCCTCAAGTATATAACAGCGAAGGAAAAATTGAACCAATAAATGTTAGATATATTGATAACACTGTAATTTATAACAGTTCTCAAGTGTTAGAATATCCTTGGAAAAACTGGTACGACAATGTTGGATTTAAAATTAAATCTATAGAAATTGTCAACGGTGGCAGCGGCTATGTTATTCCACCTGTGGTAAGAATTTCTGGTAACGGCACTGGAGCAGTTGCATCAGCATTTATTGCCAACGGAAAAGTAAACAGAATTAAAATTATTAATCCTGGTACAGGTTACTTGTCAGCGCCTACAGTGATATTAGATGGCGGCCTTGCTGAAAACGGAGTTGCTGCACAAGCAGTTGCTATTATAGAAAGTGAAGTTGTACGATCTATGCATGTGTCTGTAAAGTTTGACAGAACTAGTAAAAATTATTATATCACCGAACTTACAGAAACTGAAACATTTACTGGATCTGGAAGTTTAAAACAGTTTATATTAAAGTGGCCCGCTGATGTTAAAGTTGGTAAATCTACAATAACTGTAGCAGGCCAAGAAATTCTGAGAGAAAATTATACAATAACTAAAAAATCTTCAGTGACTAGAGGATATACTGCATATTACAGTGTTCTTACTTTGGATGAAGCCCCAGCCATTGGAGAAACAGTTTCAGTAAATTATTATAAAGATGTTACATTATTATCTGCGGCAGATAGAATTAATTTCTTTTACAATCCTACAACAGGACAGTTAGGCAACGACCTTGGACAACTTTTAGTAGGTGTTGATTACGGCGGCGTCAATGTTACTGGTTTAGGATTTGGTGCCGGTGCAGGATGGGATGCACTGCCTTGGTTTTCTGATCAGTGGGACGGCTTTGATGCTGCTTTTGATGATTATATAGTAACCGTTGGCGACAGCACCTATGTATTCACTCTGCCTTACACCCCAACACTGGGTCAAGAAATCAACATCTATGTAAATGGTTTACGTATAGATGATCCATATTTTGATCTATATGATGGCTCAACTATTCAACCCAACGGTAGAAAATTAGCACAAGATTGGGTAGTAATGTCTACCTTTATTGGAGACGGAATAACAAATGTTATAGATTTACCTAATCTAACAGATCCGTATCCATTAAACATCAACGATGGGGACAAGATTATTTTCCGTAAGAGCACAAGCGACGGCAGTTTCTTACCTAATGAAAATGAATATGATACTATTTTACAAGGCGGAAACTTAGCGTACACTACCGCTACTGGTATTGCACCTGATGATATTATATTAGATGGTGATAATTTTGTTACTCCTGATACCAGCCATGGTCCTGAAGAATTAGTCCCTGGACAAATTTTAGATGCAGTGGCTATCAAAGTTTATGCAATGAGCAGAGATGGCAGTGCCAAAATTAAATGGAACAACTACAAAGGCAATGGCACTAATGTAAACTTTAGTTTAAAACAATATGCTAATTCTAAACAGGCAATTACAGTATTAGTCAACGGCATCGTCAAAGAACAAAGCATTGATTATACTGTTGATTGGCAAAATTCAAATGTAGTGTTTACTGTACCTCCTGTACTGGATTCAGATGTAGCCGTATCTAGTTTCTCATTCAATGGCGAAGGCATTTTAGATCTTGATTATTTTGTAGGAGATGGTAGTACAATGGAATTTATTACCAATACTAGTTGGATTGCTGGCGCTACATCTATAGTATTGGTCAACGGCGATTTATTAAACTATGATTTATTTCAAACTGATATCACATACCAAAGTGCTTATCGAGTTGGAATAAGATTTGTTTCACCACCACCATCTGGCAGTATTGTAAATTATCTAATTCAGCGACAATTTTTTAGTGATGACTCTACAGAATTACAAAAAACAAGCGTAGTTAAATCTGAAACTATTGTTACAGACGGATCTACAACTGTATATTCTTTAACAAACGTTGTGGGATTCAATGACATATATGAAAATAATGTTATAGTACGTACTGGACAAACAATTTTACGATCATCTAGTGCTGAATATTTTACACTGACTAACAACAATTTAATTTATTCGTTACCACAGCATAAATTTGCACCGTATTCTTTTGCCCCAATTAATTTAAAAGTATATCTAAATGGAGTACAATTGATTGTTGGTAGTGAATACATTTTTGATTTTGGCACAGTGAGTGTTGTGTTGACCAGTAGTAAATATATTGACAACGGAAAATTAATTGTAGTAGTTGATACTGATGCAGAATACAAAATGACTGCCAGCACTATTCAATTTGTCAACACAGTATGGCCAGCGGGAACTGAATTTGAAATTGTTAGTTTTTACAATCACGACGTTATGGATATTCAACGTAAGTCGGATACTATTACATCGGCAATCAGTTTGACTGCAGGTACAGTTGATTATTTTACTTTTAGAAATAAAGAAAGAGGACTATTTGTTTTAGACAGGACAACTGTGTCTGATGATTTTGTTTGGGTAATTAAAAATGGTAATTTGTTAACACACAGCGTTGACTGGAAATTGTTAGCAGATCGCAGAACAATAGAAGTTAAAGATGTATTACCTAATGACAAATTGTCAGTGATAGGATATAATCCAACTGCTGTAACAGAACAATACTCTTATATGCAGTTCAAAGACATGCTGAATAGAACACACTACAAACGATTGAATAAAAATAAGCAAACGTTTATTGTAAATGATCTAAATCAAACAGACATAGGCATAACAGTTGACAACGCTAGTGTACTAGACGATCCTAATCCTGAAGGAAATTTACCAGGTATTGTGTATATCAACGGTGAACGTATCGAATATTTTGCTAAAACTGGCAACGTGTTAAGTAGATTGCGAAGAGGTACATTAGGTACAGGTGTACCTACTGTGCATCGTTCTGGTACAGATATTATCAATATTGGTATTTCAGAAACTATTCCGTACAAGGACGAACTAGTAATAGAAACTTTTGTTTCAACTGACAGCAGTAATGTACTGCACACTAACTTTGTTCCAGAGGCAACACCGGCAACTATTGATGACGGCAGTACTGTATATACTCCTTGGTATAGAAACACTATTCCGTCAAATTTTGGTCAATGTGATCAAATTGAAGTTTTTGTGGCTGGATATCGCTTGAAGAAAGTTCCTTATAAACTGCATGATATCACGGTGCATTTAGAAAGTCCCGAAGGCGATGTACAATATGAATCAGAATTCAGTGTTGACGGTGAAACTTCTACAGTAAGACTCACAACAACTCCGCCCGATGATACCAAGATTGTAGTTGTGAAAAAGATTGGAAAAATGTGGAGTGATCTTGACACCAGTTTAGTGGATAGCACCAACAATATCGCTAATTTTATAAAGTCAGCGCCCGGTGTTTGGCCACTATAAATACATTAATATGAGAGCAAATTATGTTTAGCAGAGATTTTTCAGGATTAAACATCGAGGGACACATCAAGATATGGTACCCCGAATCTGGTGAAATTGCCATTAATAAACGCAATGCCATTCATTATGAGAATATGAGTGTAGCATTAGCAGATAGCATTGGCAATTCAGGTCAGGGATTCATTTACGAAATGGCCTTTGGTAACGGCGGCACAGCCGTTGATCCTACCGGTATAATTACCTATTTGACTCCCAACAGTGTTGGCACCAATGCAGCATTGTACAATCAAACTTATACCAAAGTAATTGACGACAGAGCCGTGGCCAATGTTGATCCTACACGAAATAAAATTGAAACACGACATGTAACTGGTACTAACTACACGGATGTGTTTATCACTTGTCTATTAGATTACGGCGAACCTAGCGGCCAAGATGCCATTGATACTAGTAGTAACACTGACAGTGCCTTTGTTTTTGACGAACTAGGGCTGAAATCATACAGCGCCACGGGTCAAAGTAAGTTATTGACGCATGTAATTTTTCATCCTGTGCAAAAATCATTAAACCGACTTATTCAAATTGACTATACTGTGCGTATTCAAAGTTTAACCGGTCTGAGTGAGGTAGCATAATGTCATACACTATCAAATATACTGAAACAGGTAATCCTCAAAAACCAGATATAACAGTTGAGGATCAAACTCTTAACCAACAATTACCTGTAACTTTTGTGGGAAAAAATTATGTTGGCTATGCACAAATTATTGCTGAGAATTTTTTACATCTTTTAGAAAATTTTGCCAAAACTTCTGCACCCACTAATCCTGTTGAAGGACAGTTATGGTATGATAACAGTGCTGGGGTAAATCAATTAAAGGTATATGACGGCACAACTTGGGCTCCTGCTGGTAGTATTAAAAAATCTAACACTGCTCCTGCAGTGGCCAACAGCAATCTAGGTGATTTGTGGGCGGATACTGATAATCAACAACTTTATTTGTTCACCGGCAGTAACTGGGTATTGGTTGGACCACAGTTTAGCAGTGGATTAAGAACTGGTGCCGAAGTTGAAAGTGTTGTTGATGCAAGTAACATTACTCACAGTGTATTGAATTTGTTTGTTGGCGACGAAAAAGTCGGCATTATCAGTAAAGATGCATTTATTCCAAAATCTACAATTTCTGGATTTAGTGAAATTAGACAAGGATTTAATCTATCTAGTAAAGATTTTAACAGTAACAGTTTACCAAACAAGTTTTGGGGCACTAGTGAAAAGGCTGATTCTTTAGTAATTGGTGGAAATGCAGTATCGGCTTCTAGTTTTTTACGTGGCGACACAGCAAGTACAACAAATTTTCAGTTCAACGTTCGAAACCCCAGTGGACTTACTGTTGGTAGTTCAGGTGAATTAAGTATCACCATTGACAGTAATATCCCTACATTTAACAACAAGGCCAACGGATCAGCATTTGATTTTAAAACAGTCAATAACGGAGTAACTTCTACAGTGCTGCGTATCGACAGCACACGGGCTGTTGGTATTAACAATACAGCACCTGCTGAAGCGTTAGACGTTACTGGTAACATCAGAATCAGTGACAGTTTAATTGTTGCAGGAACTACTGATTCTACTAGTTTAGTCACGGGCAGTATTAAGACTGCAGGCGGCGCAGCCATAACTAAAAATTTAAGAGTAGGTGGTAATTTTGCAGTCACTGGCACGTCGACTACATATCATGTGATTCCAGACGCCGACGGAACTTATGATTTAGGAACAGAACCGCTGACTGGCGGCAAAGCATGGCGTAGGATATATGCTGATCAAATTTTATCACAAGAATTTGTTGGCAATTTAACAGGCAGTGTTACTGGTAATGTTACAGGATCTGCTAGTAAATTAAGTTCACCTACTGTTTTTCAACTTGCTGGCGAAGTTTCCAGCAACACTGTAAGTTTTGATGGACAAAGTACTGCAGGGTTTGCAACTTTTACCACTACTATCAGTCAAGATTTTTTAACTAATCGAACAGAAACACTTACTAGTCAACTTAATGATGAAATTTTAATTAATCGACCCGGTACAGGATTAAGAAAACTCACCAAGACAACACTGTTGCAAGGCGTAGCAACTATGCCAATTGGAACAATTATGGGCTTTGGTGGTTCAGCACCCCCGTTGGGCTATTTGTTCTGTGACGGTAGTGAAATTAGAATCGGTGATTATCCTGAACTTTTTGCAGTTATAGGCTATACCTTCAAAGCCACATCTTTGCTTATTGGCAGTGCCACTTTTGCACTTCCAGATTTAAGAGGAAGATTTGCATTGGGCAGAGACAATATGGACAACGGCAACACTGTACCTAGTATTGCTGACCCGACTATATTAATTGATGCTGGCGGAGGTAACGCAGATAGAGTAACTGATGTTTCTGCTGATACACTGGGTACAGGGTCTGGTACTGCTGAAAAATCTTTAACATTGTCTAATATTCCTGATCACGAACATGATTTAAGAGCCAATGCAGGAACACAGTTTTTTGCATTTAGAAACTCAAGCACTGTTATTCCTGATACTAACTATATCACAGGACAAGGTCCTACGGCATCCGGCACTGGGCAATATCTTCCAACTAGTGGCGGCATTGACACTGCTGGTAGTCTAGGGGTTGCTTTCAGTATCATGAATCCCTACATGACAGTTAACTATATCATTTACACTGGTAGATAATAAAAATGACGTATAATATTAACAAAACTGATGGATCATTGTTAGCACAAGTAGCAGATTCTGCAATTGACCAAACATCTACTGATATTACTTTAATTGGTAAAAACGTCAGTGGGTATGGTGAATATATAAATGAAAATTTTATAAAAATTCTAGAAAATTTTGCCAGTTCGACACAACCCAACAATCCCATAGCAGGACAGTTATGGTATGACACAACAAGCGGACGTCTTAAAGTATATAACGGTACCGGTTTTGGAGTAGGCAGTGGCCCTATTGTTTCAGGATCACAGCCTACTAGTTTTGTCGAAGGTGACTTTTGGATCGACAATATCAATAAACAACTATATTTTTATGATGGTGTCGATTTAACATTGGCAGGTCCAGTCTATAAAGATACTCAGGGAAAAAGTGGTTTTGAAGTTATTACAATAGTAGATTCATTTCTGATTGAACACACTGCGGTTTTTCTATGGATAGGTAATAGTCTACTTGGAATTTTCAGCAAAGACACTGCATATACTCCTTTAAATCCGATCACGGGATTTACTGGACAAATTAGACGAGGATTTAATCCTGGTACATTAACTGGTCAGAAATTTTACGTTACAGCATCTGCTGCTGATGCATTGGTAGCACCTAGTGGTGCATTAAAAACTACCAGCAGTTTCATGCTTACTGAAGAAAATACCAGCACAGTAGGCACTGTTACAATTCAAAACTCTACACCTTTAATACTTGGTCCTAATCAAAATAATGAAATTAGAACCAGTTTAACTTTGATAGAACACATCAGTAACAACACAGGGCAAGATTTTAAAATTAGAACCAAAACAGGTGCTGGTTTAGAAGATGCTTTTACAATCCGTACTACTGATCAAAGAATAGGTATCTATAAATCCAACCCAGTGGCCACATTGGATGTGGGCGGCGATGTTTTTATCAGCGGCAGCTTAACAGTTAAAGGTGCAACTACCACAATAGAAACTACTAATTTAACTGTTGAAGATAGAGTTATTACTTTAGCAAAATCTAGTGACAGCACTGCCAGTGAAGATTATGCAGATGGTGGCGGGTTTATTGTTACAGGTACACCAAATCACTCTATGTTATGGGAAAAAGACAATGGAGTCAGTGGTGGCCAATTTAATATCAGCGATAATGTCAATTTATTGGTTGGCAAAGAAATCCGCATAAACGGACAATTGGTATTAAGTTCAACAAGTTTAGGAGCAAGTATTACCAGTGCTCCTGGTATTACTAGTTTTGGACCACAAACACAACTAACAGTTGATAATATCCTTATAGACGGTAATACTATTTCTACTACGGACGTTAATGGTAATTTGATATTATCTCCTCAAGGCACTGGAGTTGTCGATGTTGTTTCCAGCCGCATTATTAATGTTACTGATCCGTCTGGCGCACAAGATGCAGCTACTAAAAATTCTGTAGAAACTTTTGTTAAAGGCAGAACTCTTGCAGTGACAATTGATTGTAGTGATTTTACAGTGGGTAATATTGACACTAAAGTGGGTATTATTTTAACTGCACTGTATCCGCCTGGATCCTATCAAAACGGAACTCTTGCTGAAGTGCTGTGTACCAGCACTCAAGCCCAGTTTACGGCTATTGATGTAGCCAGTCAGATTTCTAGAACTTACAAAGCCGTATTAAGTATAGACGGTTCTACACAAGAAAATGTGTTAGAAGATTTCAGTATTGGTAGTGTTCCTACTGGTAGTGCTACTATCACAGTTACACGACTATTCAAGCAGTTTCAAATACAAAGCGGAGTCTGGGCTAAGACCATAGAACGTGGTGCTGGCTATACCACGGGCCTCGGACTGTGATTTTGATATAAATATAGAATAAAGGGGTTTGGTAATGTCCTATAGTGTAGATAGATATCGCGGGTCAGCAACTTATACAGTTGAGGACGGCACCATTGATAGTAGTTTAGATATCAAATTAATTGGTAAAAATTATGCCGGTTATGGAGAGTTACAAAATGAAAATTTTGTACATTTATTAGAAAACTTTTCAGGAGCCGATGCACCTGCTCGGCCATTAAGCGGGCAACTTTGGTTTGACAGTTCCAACAGTAAACTTAAATTTTACGATGGCATCAAATTTAGAACCACGGGTGGCGCCGAAGTTGGCCCTAATGCTCCTAGTGGACTGACTACTGGTGATTTTTGGTGGGACAATGTTAATAAACAATTGTACTCATGGGACGGCGGCGCATTTGTTCTAGTAGGTCCGTTAGGGGTTTCTGGTGCCGGTACCACACAATTTCGATCTAGAAATGTGTTAGATACACTGGGTAATAGTCATGCTGTTATTGAATCCATCGTCGATGGCGTCACAATTTTTATAATTTCTGCAGATGAATTTACCTTGAACGTTAGCAATGCAATTACTGGCTATAGTTTAGTTAAAAAAGGAATTACCTTAATTTATTCAAGTTCGGGAATAACATCAACAGATCATGTGTATTGGGGAACTTCTAGTAATTCTTTAAAATTAAACGGATTAAGTTCTAGTGATTTTGTGTTAGCATCGGCATCTAACTTTAGCGGTCTTGTTAGTTTTGCAGACGTGGGCTTTAGAGTAGGTAACGATAATGATCTACGAGTTTTTGTCTCAGGCGGTGATACTCCTACGATTCAAAACCAAGTTGGTAATACTATTACCTTCCAAACCACATCAGCCAGCACCACAGTAACTCCGCTGAAATTAGTAGCAGAAGATGTGTTACCTGGTGTAGACAACACTACAGATTTAGGATCTTCAGTTTTAAAATTTGCCACTGTTTATGCAAACAGTTTTAACGGGCCTGCTACGCAATCTGACAGTTTAAATGTTGGTGGAACATATCGAACAGCCGCAGTTGCTGCTACAATCAACACAGTAGCAGTAAGAGACGGATCAGGTAATCTGGCTGCTAATATTTTTAATGGAACAGCAACTTCTGCGCAATATGCTGACTTGGCTGAAAAATATCTGCCAGATGCAGAATATTCTGTAGGAACTGTTGTGTCGGTCGGTGGCAGCAAAGAAATAACAGCCAGTAACTCGGGTGACAGAGCAATAGGTGTAATCAGTGAAAATCCAGCGTTTATGATGAACAAGGATTTAGAGGGAGGAGTGTATGTTGCCTTGAAAGGACGAGTTCCTGTAAAAGTTGCAGGCACTGTGATCAAAGGACAGAGATTGGTAGCGGCCAATGATGGTACTGCTGTTATTTCAGCAGCACATAATTCAAATGTGTTTGCTATTGCTCTAGAAACAAATGCAGATGCTGGTATCAAACTAGTTGAATGTGTAATATTATAAAGGATTAGTGATGCCATCTGGTGTATTTCCAAAAGTAACAGGCGAATTAATTTTTGCAGCCGATTATAATACCATACAGTCTACCATAGCTGCAGTAATGGGTATAGGTGCAGGAGATGAAGGGTACGGACAAGAAATTGTTAGTAGTCAGATTGTTCCAGGCACTACTGCACAAGTTATTCAATGGTCAAGATTGCGTACCGATATGATTCTAGCCAGGCAACATCAAACTGGAGTAAGTGAAAGCAGCAATTTGGCATTAGCATCTAGTGCTATCAGTATCGACAGCACATTGGCCAATCAATATTTTACTTTTGCTAATCTTGTAAGATCGTCTAGATTAACATTAGCAACCACTGGAGGCAACAGTTCTACAGAAACATTAGTAAATCAAACTAGAACCGCCAGTTGGAATGGTACATTAACACACACTGTAACAATAACTTTTCCTGGATATACCACTGGTGGGTTAACAGTCAGTGCAGTTAATCATGCACGAGCATTTTTTAATGGTGGTGGCCAAATTTTAATCAGTGCAGCAAAAAGTGGCGGATCTACGTCAGCATCTAAAAACATCACGTGGACCACAATGTTAGGAGACGGCACTACTCCTAGTGGATTTGGTACTATATCTTTTAACTATACTGCTACTACCACAGTTGTTGGCACAGCATCATCTGCTGGTACAACATACGGTATTGGATGGTACGACCTGTCTACCAGTGACCAACTGATTTTTAACAAAGCAGCACCTGCAGGCAACTACGCTGCCAATGATTATGAAGTATATGCTCGTAGAGATGCAGGGTCTACCCAACTAATTCTTACCATTCAATTCAAAGATGATGCAGGTCCTAATCCAAATATCGACGAAGATATTGATGGCAATTTGCAAAGTTTAATCCGCCAAGTTCGCCCATCAGGATCCAACGTGTCAGTACCAACGCCCACAGCATCGGGCTCTGGTCTGATTTAATCAAAACAAATCACTCACTATTTTTTTCTAGATAATTACTTGTAACTATCTAGGAAATTTCTATGGATGAACGCTTAGAAAAAGCATTTCAAACAGCCAATTTTATGGCTACTTTAAATCTTTCACGCAAAACTGCCTTTGAAGAATTTAAACAAGGTCTAATATTCTATCAAAATGGTTGTAGTTTTACTGCAGATTTAGAAACAATAACTAAAATTCACATGTTGTCTTTGCATGAAGAATCTGCAATCGTTGTTGATAATAATAATATTCCTATGGAAGTAGCAGATTTAAAAGATTTTTTGAATAAATGTTTAACATTATACAAAAAAGAATCTGAGAAATATCTTGCCAAATACAACAACATAAAAAAGCAAAGAAATATCTCTAATTTAATTAATCTATGACTAGAGGTTTTTTAATTTTTGCTCAGAATAATTCTGATGTTGACTACTGCAAGATCGCCACATTTTGCGCCCGTCGTCTTAAGAAATACATTGATTTGCCAATCACATTGGTAACTGACAGTAAGGAATGGTTATTAACTAGTCAGCCAGATGCTGTTGAATTATTTGATCAAATTATCACAGCATACACTGACACTACACAGCAACGAAGATTTAGTGATGGATCTTTATACAGCAAACAATTAGTCTGGAAAAATCTTTCCAGGGTGGAAGCATATGATCTAAGTCCCTATGACGAAACAATTATTTTAGATAGTGACTACATTGTTTCTTCCGATTACCTTGCACACCAATTCGATCACGAAAATGATTTAGCATTATTTAGAAATAGTCACGATTTAGCACAATGGCGAAATGTAGAATCATTTGAATTTATCAATGATCAGAGTATTCCGTTTTATTGGGCTACAGTTGTATTTTTTAGAAAAAATAAATTTACAGAATCATTTTTTGAGTTGTTAAAACACATTAGAAAAAATTGGGGCTACTATAGATTGCTTTATAAAATTGATTCAAAAATGTATAGAAACGATTTTGCATTTAGTATTGCAATACATATTTTTAACGGAAACATTGACAGCCCAGTAGTGTCAATTTTGCCAGGCAAAAAGTTTTACACTTTAGATAAAGATGTAATGATTGACATTTCAGATGATAAGTTTAAATTTTTGTTAGAAAAAGAAAAATATCTAGGCGAATATATTGCGTTAAAAACTCAAGGGATAGATGTGCATGTTATGAACAAGTATAGTTTGTTGAGGTTAATCGATGACGGAAAGTAATCAAGGATTTTTTGTTGTAGCACAAAATTCGTTAGACTGTGACTATGTTAAACAAGCATACTATCTTGCCAAAAGTATTAACCGCAGCCAGTCAACTATAAAAAACATATCACTTATGACTAACGACACAGTGCCTGCGGAGTATGTTTCTGCTTTTGATAAAATAATTAAAATTCCATTTGAAGACCATGCACTAAACAGTGAATGGAAAGTGCAAAATAGATGGAAAGCATATCATGCTACACCGTATGAACGCACTATTTTACTAGATGCAGACATGTTGATATTGTCAGATTTAGACAATGTCTGGAAACAGTTGCAAGATAAAAATTTATATTTTACCAGTCAAGTTAAAAACTTCAGGGGAGATATACTCACTGATCGAGTTTATCGAAAAACATTTATAGAAAATTCTTTGCCTAATCTTTACAGTGGATTTTGTTATTTTAAAAAATCAGATGAAAGTTTAGAATTTTGGAAATTAGTCGAATTTATAACATACAACTGGGAAAAATTTTATGGTGAATTTAGTCCTAAAAATTATCAAAAATTTTACAGTCTTGATGTTACAATAAGCATTGCGGCTAAAATTTTAGGACTTGAAAACTGTTTTGATTCAAATCAAATTTGTAGTTTCACTCACATGAAGTCATTAATACAGGGGTGGCACAGTGTTCACCCCGATTGGACCAAAGTTGCACAAGTTGAAATAATTGATCTTGATACGATATATATTAATCAATTTAAACAAACAGGTGTGCTGCATTATATAGAGAATTCATTTTTAGAAGATTATATCAACCATGCTGGCTGAACACGACAACACAATTATTACAGACGAAGAAATTCTTCGAATTTCTAGTTCTACTGAGAGCAACGGTCTTTATAAAATATATTTTGATAACATTACTGGTGATATTTACGCTATCACAAATGAAGTTAACTCGGCTTATTCTCATCATATAGAAGTTCCATCTACGGATATTGAAGATTTTCTAAGTGGTAAAATAAATTATTCTACCTATCGAGTATCATATACTAGTCCTACAGAATCTAAGATTGTGCAAAAAGATGCACAAAATGATGATCAACGAGTGTTATTACAAATCCCTGTGTTGAAATCTTTTGCTGGTGCATTATCTATTAAGAATAATACCAATACTAAACAATGGGCATTTAAACTCAACGAAGAAGAAAAATCGTATATAAAAAAATATAAGATTAATTCCAAGTTAGAATTCTATGTAACATTTTTAAAGAATGCTAGTTATCTAATACGTACAATCAAAATTGACACTATTGATTTAGCATACAATGACACTGTATATATAGATCACGTCACATTGACAGAACAATCGTCAAACAAAATAAAATTTTATACTAAACCATTTTTTAAATCATACGGATTAATTGCGCCATGACTCAAACAGTTAAAATTCTTGATTACGACATTATCTATCTCAGCTACGACGAACCGAACGCTGAAAAAAATTATGCAGACTTGTTGGCAAAAGTGCCTTGGGCAAAACGTATCCACGGAGTCAAAGGCAGCGATGCCGCACACAAAGCCTGTGCAAATCTCAGTGAAACAGATCGTTTTGTCACTGTAGATGGTGATAACGTTATACGAGAAGATTTCCTTAATCAAGAAGTAAACTTTGATGAGCACAAAGATTTATCAAAGTGCGTTATATCGTGGGCAGGTTATAATGTAGTCAACGGACTTATGTATGGCAACGGCGGATTAAAACTATGGCCAAAACAATATGTTTTAGACATGAAAACTCATGAAAACGCACCCGCCGACGATCCTAATGCACAGGTGGATTTTTGTTGGGATGCTGAATACATACAGATGAATAGATGCTTCAGTGATGTTTATAATAATGCTAGTCCGTTCCAAGCATGGCGAGCAGGATTTCGTGAAGGTGTAAAGATGTCATTAGAAAGAGGTGTTCGTTTAGAAAATAGAACATTCAAGACCAGTATACATTGGAAAAATATGCAACGTTTATTAGTGTGGCTTAACATCGGTAAAGATTCTGACAACGGTGAATGGGCTATATTAGGAGCTCGTCAAGGTTGCTATATGACCAATTGCACTGATTGGGATTACATACAAGTTAGAGACTTTGAATACTTAACAGATTTCTGGAATGAAGAAGTCAACGGTATGACAACAGAAGAATTGTCTGATAAAATTACTTTTTATGGCAATGAATTGAAGAAACGATTAGATCTTGAAATTTGTGATCTAGATGCGGATGCCAGTAAATTTTTCAAAGGTGTCTTTAAAAATTCTAATAGATCAAATTATGGATTTTTGGAAAAAGAATGATTGATATTTTTTATCAAAAAAATAGCAAGGCGGCATCAATGCTACTTGAAAAGTATCCTAATGCAATTCCTGTAGAATCAATTGACGATTGTTATTCTACAAAATATTGTTGGTATGTTGATTATAATGTTACTTTAGACGTAAACTTTTCTTTAAAGTTTGTTATCAACGAGTGGGACGAAACTTACATACATCAATTTGAAAATAATGGTGTTAAAGGATTATACTTAATTCCCTATAGATACAAATTTAAAAAAGATTCGTATGGCGAATTTGAAAATAAAAAAATTATAGAATCTACATCAGTATTTTATAAACAACCAGAATACGATATCTTTTTTATAAGTTGCGGCGAACCGTTTGCTAACGAACATTTTCACATATTAAAAAATCGATTCCCAACTGCACAACGAGTAGACGGTGTAAAAGGTATATATGCAGCTCATAAAGTGGCGGCTATTAAGTCGTCAACTAGTCATTTCTGGGTCGTAGATGCTGATACAATAGTTTTAGAAAACTTTAAGTTTACTTATAAAGTTGATCCTGTAGAATTTGATGTTGTGCATATATGGCACAGTAAAAACGATATCAATGATGCAGTATATGGTAATGGTGGCATTAAATTATTACCAAAGTTTTTATTTGATATTGAACACACAGGCAAAGTTGATATTACTACAAGTCTAAGTGACCAGATAAAAATTTTATCAGAATTAGCTAGCATACATTGTATCGGAAACCGCCCCTATATTGCATGGCGCACAGGATTTAGAGAAGCAGTTAAACTAACACTACAAGACGACGCTGATAGTCAAGAAAGATTAAAAATCTGGATGACCAAAGGTCTCTCTAAACCCAATGGAGGCTATGCAGTGTTAGGAGCCAAGGCTGGCAATAAGTATGCATTATCTAATAGTTTAGATACACTAAAAATAGCCAAAATAAATGACTATGCATGGCTGCATAGTCAGTTTAAAGAAGCATATCCTAAATTATTTATTGCTCACTAAGCAATTTTTTAGCCAGCGGAAATATTGTGCTGATTACCGCTGCACATTCTTTAGCAATTTCCATATGTTCTTTCTGTGTGCCATTAGAACTACGCAGTTCAATATAATGAATCCATGAACGTAATGTTCCGTTCATATACATACGACTCATAGTAAGTCCTTCTGGCAATAGAGCACGAGCCTGTTCTTTAGCAATGCCGTTAGCAATGGCCCATTTGTACTCTTTCTCAACAGTGTATAATACTCGTTTTTGAGCACGTTCCCATTCAATAGCCAGTAAACGTTGGCTTTCGTCGTTCATATCAAACTCAACACTGTTTTGTCGATTCTTTGTGTCCTGAAATCTTGCTTCACGAACAACAAACGCTTCGGTCATCTCTGCTGTGGGATCAGCATAACGTTGACTGAATTCTTGAAACGAAAAACTTCTATGGCGTAAAATTTGTCGTGCAATGTCTCTAGTAGTTTCGATTTCCAAACACATACTGACCATTTCGAGAGGCGACCAGTGCTGATGTTTGATTAAGTAGCCAATTAGTTTTTCACTGGTTTCTGTGTTAAATTGATTAGCAGGATTACTTACTCTGGCACAATACGCTACAAGATCTTGTGCATCATTGATTTTTAGTTTCTGAAATTCAGCAGTTGGCTGACTATGACTTACCAGTTGTATTTTCACAATTTTCTTTTCTTTAAAAATTTACCTGTGATCTTTAATATATCACGTTTTACTTTTTCGGTATCTAGTTTGAAATCAATATTACTAATAGCATCGTCGTATGCAGTGAAAAATTCTTGAAGTTCTGCTTCTACTTTCGAAGAATCATTGCCCCTAAGTTTTGATCTCACAGAGATACTCCAGGATCTGCCGTCTTTAAAACTAATGAGTATTGAATCCAAATATTTTATTGGAATAACTTTTAAATTAATTTCTCCAAAAACTTCAGGCCAATGATCTATTACTTCTTTAGGCAAAGTTTTTTTTAAAATCACTTTTCTTTTGGATCCAATTCTAAAGCCATTTTTCTAAGTTTAGCTGCTTCTTTGTATAATCTATCAGCCTCACTTCTATATTTGGCTGCACGATCAACAGAAGTCATGTGTTCTTCATCTTTAGGAGGAGTAATGTCTTTTACTTCTACTATTTCTTTGATCTCAGTTTGTGAGTTTTCAGATTTAACATGAAGATCATCTATAGCAATACCACGTTGTTCGGCAATTAACGCATTGAGTTCGTCAAGATTAATGCTTTCACTCAGTGTAGGTGTCATTGAGATATCGCTAGTAGGAACACGAACCATACGGCCTTGTGTATGTAGTGCTGCCAACATTGTCGAACCATCAGGAAAATTAGTTCTGCTCAATACATCAGCCAGTTCATAACTATCCTGTGCTGAACTAGATTCTACCAGTTGAATCAGTGCATCGTGATAACTATCTGGTAAATTTTCAGTGGGAATAATAACGGCGTGATATGCATCGCCCGGCAGTGTTCGATAGGCCACAAGACATTTT